GAACAATCATGCGTCTTTGCCAAATTGATAGTTGATTGTTTCAATGAAGTTCACTCGATTCATGGACGTATCACCAGAATTAAAGAACTGCCAAGAGTTGTTATTTGTATAACGTCCAGCAATCCTATTCTGCAAAATCAATTGAATGGATGATGCCGCAATCGTAATCGTTCCAACATAAGAGCGAGATGTTTCCATCCAAGTCTCAGATATTGTGAACGATGTAATGATTCCACTGAAGAACTGGTACAAACCACCAGAGCCGCCACTTGTCAGCAGTTGGTCATCTGTGTTGTAGAAGCCATGCCACATTTGGATTTGAGCGCCTTTGACGTTCTGTCCTAGAACCCATCCAAGCAACGCAGCATCAATGCCAACAATCGTTACAGTAGTATCGTTTGCCGTGCTTTTAATGTCCCGCTGAACATCACCAACCTTCATCAGCGTACCAACAGCACTGAACTCAGTTGAGTCAACAGCCGATACCAATGTGTTTGAAGGCGCTGTCGTGAAACGATAAATGTCTGTCCCAGTATTAACCCTAACAAAATCCGCAGTGCGAATATTGTTTGTTCCGACGACAGGAGCAATCACGTTCATAATTTAAATGCCTCATACATCATAGGACGCTTTCAAATGCTTTGAATGACCCACTCCAGTTGATGAACGAGTCATTCGTGATTGGGGTCAGCGAGTACGTTGGATAGTCTCGCAACACAACTTGGAATGTGACCCCAGTATAAGTCGAACCACCCATTGATACAGTCGTTCCAAATTCACCAGCAACACACGCCACAGTCGTTGTGAGCGCTGTTAATAGGCTCCGATGTACTGGGACGTTGACCGTTGGGTTTGCGCCTCTCAGAACGTCAGCGGTGACGATGTAGGCGTATAAACCAACCTGAACAAAGTCTCCAGCCTTAAACAAGAATACTGTACTTGCGATTGCTGGCAAAGAGCCAAGCACCAAAACTTTTGCCGCACTTGAGGTTTGCCATTGGCAAGCCACAATTTGAGCCGAAGTCATCGACCCTTGATACTTAATGTAGTTCACCCAACCAGTTGAGCCAAAATTCAAATACTGAGGTAGAGCCTTGTCAGGAATACGCAAAGAATTAAGAACACCTCTGTTTTTTGAGTACAGCAAATAGTTCATTGGCTTCAGCTCAAATGCAAAAGGAACAACAGTCAGAATCTCTGAAGTTGTTATCTTTTGGTTTCGGCTGACCGTTTGACCAACAAACCGCTGGTCATTGATGCCAACTGTTTCGCTGATTGAAAGGATGGTTTGCAAACTCATGTTATCGACTCACTGGTAGTGACCGTTGGGCTGATTGATTAACCGCCCAAATTGTCTGTTTATTCTTAGCCAAGAACTGCGTTGCAGACTGTGTATCAATTGCACTCATGCTGGCAATGTATGGGCCGTTGTAGACAACTTGGGGTTGATTGTTTTGACCACCTCCAGAACGACTTGTAGGGATGATTGTGCCAGACCCTTGAGGGATAAACATCTCTGGACCACGTTCGCCAACCATGTATGGACTTCCACCACCCACAAAACCGCCATCTGCCTTGGCTGGCATTGGACCAACAAAAGAATCCGATCCGGGAGTATATTGACCACCAATTCCAAGTGAGCCAATAGCCATGCGGAACAGCGCCATCGCTTGCATCTTCATTTCGATTGCAATCAGATTGCGGATAATCGACGCTGTGAAATCTTGGAATGAGAATTTTCCAGTTTGTACAAATGTGTCAATAGCACTGGAAATCCCTTGTGCCATGGTTTGAAAGTATTGCCCACCAGTGGTTGCGGCATTTTTAGAATCTTCAACATACTGACCGAATGCTTTATTCCAGCCGAATTCAAAGGTTCGTTGCTGCTCGACCTGCATTTCAATTTCAGCCTGAGTGAGTTTTTCATACTCATGACCAAGTAAACGAATAGCAATCGCCTGATTGTCAATCTCATCTATTACGTCTTGGCCTCCATCATGCGCGGAGGCTTCTTCTCGTTTCTTTTGGAGTTCATCAAGTTTTTTACTTGTGTCATCAGAAACTTTATTTACCGCTTCTTGAATCTTTCGTTGATTTTCAGTCATGAAAGCCATGTCACCTTGCGATTTTAAATTCGACAAGTTAAATTCAAGATGACGTTTATATTCAACAGAAATAAGTTGCGCCATTGCAAGCATTTGCGCTAACTTTTTGGCTTCTGCGGTTGCTTCTATTTTGCGTTTTTTGCCTTCGTCTTGAGATTTTTTACTATTTTCCCAATCCTTACCCATCCCAGAATCAAACTTGCCAAGAGATGCGTCGTCTTTGATTTTTTTGTATTCTGCAAGTGTTCTTTTTAAATGCTCAACATCTTGAGTAATCAACGCCGCAGCAAGATTGTTAACAAAACTAATTGTGTCGCCCAAGTGTTCAAATGCAATTCCTACTTGATCTATTTTGTTTGGCAAATCGTCAAGATACTCAACCATCTTCAACATTGAAGTGCCAACAAATGCAGTGAAAACCACTTTTGACTCGTGTGTTCTTTTTGCCAGTAAATCCCAAGCGTTACCAGCATCTAAGATTGATTGCGTTTGGTCTTCTGTTAATCGTGTTCCGCGCTGCAATTCTTCATTGAATCCAACTAAATCGACACCTTTCATTGATCTGCCAAAAGCATCATTCCCTTTTGCGTTGCGAGTTACGGTGTCTCCTATTTTTGCAAGATTGCCTGAAACTTTATTGAGCAGTTGCTCATTTGATAAACTTCCAAGTTCTTTCAATGAAACGCCCATTTTTGCAAATGAGTCTTGCGCCTCTTTATTTCCAGACGCCGCTTTGTCAATAAAATTCGTAAATGAACTAAGCATTCTGCCAGCGTTCTCAGCCTCGCCACCTGAAAGCATCAAAGCATTTTGAAGTTTCAGGATTGATTCCACCGTCATATCGTTTGCTTTTGCGGTATCTGAAAGTTCATCTGCAAACTTCAGTGCCTCATGAGCCATTGCAGCAAATGCAGTAGCTCCAGCCGCCGCAACAGTCGGTATTCTTTGAACAAATCTTGCTAATTGTTTATCAGCATTTTCCAAGCCTTGTTGGAACTCCGCTGAGTCAAGCCCAAGGACAACGCCTAACCGTGCCAGCATACCCATATCATTTACTCCTCGAACAGACTTTGTGGCGCGTTTGGACTTGCCTTCATAAAGGTAAACAAACTGTCACTTATCTTGTTTGACTTTTCTGCTTCAGTCAAAGGAGGATAAATGTAGTTGTAACCCCGTGGAATCATGTCTTGTAGTGTGTAGGCGCGTTGATTCTCTGGCCTCATGTAATTGTAAATCGCTCCCGTCAAAGAACCAAGCGTTTCAAGCAATCCACGGTTGCCTATTTGCCCATCAACGTACATGATGCAAATGTCCGTAAATCGCTCCTCATCAATCCCATCAGGGTCAGTTCCGTGTGCAGACAAATAGGCTTTGACCTGCCGACGGACTGACCCAGTTATTTTCCCTTTTGCGCCTCGTAAGACGGAGAAACTGTTTTTGTGATTTCATCCACCAACTGCATCTGAATCGGGAATGGGAAAAGTTCCTCAATCATCTCGTATGTAATAGATGACATATCAAAGCCCTGCTCCTCTGGAACTAGCATTGAAAACATTTCGACAATGCGGTTTTCCATCAAACACTTGTTCTTCGCCGCCTCACGCATGGAACGACCATCCAAAACGACGTCGTTGTCTAGCCACTCACATTTAACCGACTTGTCCTTTGTGCCTCGGAATTGCTCTAAAGATTGTGTGAGTTCTTTGTAATATTTGCCAACCCGTTCGTCGTTGAGTTGTTTCATGCGAATCTGCATAGCCTCAAATTCAGAAGTCAATGGAACTTTGACTTTGAATGTATGACCGCCCATAGTGAACGAGCGAGTCCTCACCATGTCTTTGTTTTTCAAAAAGTCTTTACCAAATGCGTTTGCTAAATTGTTCATGTCGTGTCCTTATTTGGCTTTTCGAGCCTGTCTTGCTTTGTATCTATCAATCGAATTTTTAATGTCGGTCGCTAGGCTGTTAACTATAACCCCAGAATTACTCTCAAGCGCAGAGCGTAAGAATGGTTGTGGAGCCACATGAGCCGTGCCAAATTCAGCCGCGATTGCCCTTGCATCGCTCTTTATGCCGACCTGCTTTATCTTGCTCTTTGTATTATGTACGTTAAGAAACTTTGTTTTTGCCAGCACATTTCCGGGAGCCGTTGTTACCGTAGCCACAACAGTATCTGTTTCCGAAATGTATTTCGACGCTTTCATCTTCTTGTTTGGCTTGCGAACCTCGATGCGAAGTGAAGCCCGTAAAGCACCGCTGTCAACTGGAACGTTCATTTTTGCCGTCACCAGTGCTGGACCCATCGCTTGACGAACAGCATTGGTAAGAATCCCGCGAGAATCTTTTGGACCAAAATCATTCGCTAGTTGCGTAAACACTTCTCGGAGTTCGGCGACCCCGATAATGCCGACGGAGAATGTTTTTGCCATCAGTCACCCTTGACGAGTTTCTGGAATACGGCATTGTTAAGCCGGACAGCAAATTCCGCTATTTCCTCGGGCGTCATTTTGTCAGCGTGATGTTTGGCAATCTCATACGCGAGGTGAATACCCACAATCCGTTGCTGAGTAAACCCAAACCAGTTTTTCTGGCCTGAGTTTGCACAGTTGACGATGTAGTTGAGCAGGTCGTCGGAGTTTTGTATTGGTGTTGTCATGTTGTAGAAAAAGCCCCGAAGGGCTTTTGTTATGCGTCGTTAGACCAGCCGTAAGAGTTGCCACCAACGGGATGAACGTGGAAAATGAACTTGCTTTCAGCAGAAGGTGACAAGTCCCATTGCATACCACCAATGCGAGCATTGAAGGCATAAGCAACAGTGTTAACACCGTCAAACACAGCGACCACAAAGGTGCGAATGGTTTGACCGCTTGTGCCATCAGCACGAATTTGCAACAGCGCAGCATCAGAAGGGTTCCAAGCGGCAGTGATTTGCATCGAAGTCACTTGGTTCTGAGTGGTGATTTTTGCACCAGTGCGAGCGCCAGCAACAGAGTAAGTTGCAGATGCGTCGTCAGAGCCGAAAGCAGGGATTGCTTCAACTGGAACAGCCATGCCAGTAGTGCCAGTGCCGCCAGCAGCAATGCCAACGATTGCTTCTACTTGAGCCGTCCAAGTACCTAACTGTGCGTCGGTCAATGGAGTTGGAGTTGCGTCGTCCTGCATCCAGAGCGTTGCTACGTATCCGGGCAAGATTTTATTGATGAGTGCCATTTTGATTTCCTTTAAAAGAGATTGATTTCAATTCTTGTCTTATGTTGGAATGTCCAGTGTGCAGTCGAGAATAACCTGATTCATACCTAACGTGTCATCGTAAGTATTAAATAACCAAGCAACATCGGCTTTGGCTACAAAGAATCCGTTAGTGGCTGGATTGCCAAACGTACCAGAGTAGCCGTGCAGGGATTGTAAGATTTCATTGGCCAAATTGAAAGTGGCGTCTAAATCTTTCGCAAATACAGATATTTGAACAATAGGACGGTCAATGCCTTTGTTGCTTTGAGACTGTCCCGTATACACCTCTTGATGTACGTTGCGTAAATTCCAAGTAAGAAAACCAGTCCCTTGTGTTGCCCAATTTCTGTTGAAGTTGGCATACACAGGAATAGGCGCAACGATGCTTGCCAGTTGAAACTGGATGCACTGTGCGTATACGGCAGGGTTTTGTTGAACGCTCATACTGGGGTCGCAGGGTCATTGCGATAACAAAGGAGCGTTACTTTCATGCGGTCATTCGACTCACGAATGTCAGTAATACGCCAATCGTATCCGCGCCAATTAACTGCATACAAGTTTTGGTTGTCCACTATGTTTCGCACGTTCGGCGTGTAATTCAAAGTGATGTTCACCAAATCCTGATACACGCGATAACGCTCGGAGATACGCAAACTGTTCGCCACATCAGCGATACGTCCGCGAGTCTCAAACCATTTTGTAATGGTGGTCGTATATTGACCAAACGTGTCAATCCCATTGACCACGTTGTTGATTGTCAGATTCTCGTATCGTGCGATTGCCATTTACATCACCAAAGGCTTGTAAGGTCGCAGCAAGGCTTGAACCCCGAATGGGATTTGCTTCAACATCGTCTCTGACGTGTCAGAACGGTTGTTGTAATAATGCGTAAGCAATAACAGACCCGCTTGCTTTATCACTGGGTACTGCGACAGAAAACTAGCGTTTTGCGTATAAGTAACCACAATCGGATTGGCAACCTGCTGATTCAAAGCGTTCGGCAAGGAGTCCAAAATGATTCGGTTGCCCGTTGGGTCATACGAGTAATTTGAGGCGCTCACAGTCTCTGTGGTGACGTTGGATGACGTATAGCACTCAACCTTGTCAACCGTCACTCCAGCCTGTCCTTGAACTGGCACAGAAACCTCTGGCAAATCAAGATATACAGCCGTGTTGTACAAACCAAAGTTTGTGTAATACGACTTGTATTGGATTGGGAAAATCGCCAAGCCTAAAAAGTCTTCAATCGCCATGCGAGTAGCGAGTTCCAAACTCATCAAATAATCGTCTTGGCTTTCATCGTCAAACAGGTTTAACTGGTTTGTGATTTCCGCAAGCGTCAGCCATGCAGTTTGAAAGTCACGGCTGATTTGCTCAAACTTAGCGTAGTTGTACGGGTTCCTGTTGTTGGAATAGAACGGAGCAAGAGTTTGATTTTCAACAGCCATGATTCACCCTTTAAGCGGCAGAAGCACGAACGCCAGCAAACGGGTCGCGCACGGAACTAGCCACTCGCTTCTCTGCGTACAGTGTGACGAATCCGGGAGCAGTTTGTTCGTAAACCTGAATGTCCATTTCCTCAATGTCGGCAATGGTCAAGAAACGATCCCAGTTTGCCAAATAGATCGGAAAATCCGTTGACAAATATGAGTTCGGAATGACAGGCCAACCAAAGATTGAACCCACTGCGCCACCTTCAAGCGGCTCGCCCAACTCCAAGAACAATGGCAAACCTTGTTGGTCTTTTAACTGACGCAGGGTTTGAATCATCGCTGGACTCATGTGCCAAGCAGTTGTAGGCAATGACCAGTACTGCGCTGGCAAAGCGTTTGCGATATTGGTGATTTTGTTGTACGTTGGAGTTACACCACCAAGCGACACTGTGCTGATTGTGTGAACACCATTGGTGATCGCGTTGCCGCTTGTGCCGTAAGCCGATGCAGAGCCGCTGGTGTACGAATCCAAGCCGCGCAAGCCGTAAGTCGCGCCAGTTGTAGTTGTGGTGGAGCCAGACTGGTCGTTGTTGACCGCCATTGATGCACCTTCTTGTTGGCTGAATTCCAAAGCCAAGTCGGTGAACAATGTTTCGCTCAAAGCGTTAATATCATCAAGCGCAGCAGTACGAACTGGCAGTGTTGCGTTAATGATACGAGTTGGCATCACCCAAAACGCAGTCGCGGTATTCGGCGAGCCTGTATTCGGAGTTGCGTTAGGGTTCCAAGGGTTTGCGCCAGTTGCGTTACCAGTTTTGGCAACAAACTGAACAGCAGACATATCTGGGGTTTTGATATTGCGTGAACCCATACGAAACGGGTTTGTGTAACGCAAAGCGGCAAAAGCCTCATCAAAATAAGTGCGACCACCAGCATCAAGACCAGAGCCAGTGAGCGAAGACGCTTCACGCAGGTCGATTGTTACTTTGCCGCCTTCTGTGATGGCCTTCTTGATGCCGTCGATGATTTTTTGGTTTGCACTCATTTAAATGGTTCCTTTGAAAAACAAAAAGAGGGGAGCCGAAGCCCCCCGCTTTATTAAGCGCCAGTCGCAGTCGAGCGATAGCGGATAACGCTGAACGGATCAACAACAGAGAAGGCCAAACGTTTTTCGCCGAAAAATGTGACGTAGCCCGGAGTTGTCTGCTCGTAGCGACGCAACACCATGCTCAAACGGTCAACGATTGATGTGCCACGTTGGAAGTCACCAAAATACATTGGGTACTGGCTGTTTGTACCAGCAGTACCAGCAGCGATTGGGCTTTCAACATAGTTATTCACCACAACGTCAAAGCCGAGCAATTTGCCGACGATACCGTCATAGATCAATGGAGACATACGCTCGAACACAGGAGTGCCGTTGTCGTCTTTCAAGCCACGGATACCAGCCAACATCAATGGGCTGATAACAAACTTGTTACCAGTTGACCAGTATTGTTGAGGCAAAGCGTGGATGAAGTTAATCAAATCAGAGTACGTAACGTTGTTGGCAGTGCCAGCAGCGTTGGTAGTGATCTGGTCATAAGTGGCAAGGCTGTGCAAACCATCAGTAGAAGCAGTACCGCTTGAACCAAAAGCCGCTGTGCTGATAGTGCCGCCAGTGTAAGAACTGTTTGCACCGCCGTATGAATTCAAACCGCGCAAGCCGTTAGTACCACCAGTAGCGGTAGTAGTAGAGCCTGATTGGTCATTGTTCAAAATCATCGACAAGCCTTCTTGTTGCGAAAATTCTTGCAACATATCGTCAACAACGTTGGCTTCCAAACCGTCAATGTCGTCAAGTGCGGCAGTACGGATAGGGAATTGAACGTTAATGTCCTGCATGTTCAACTGCCAAATTGCGGTTGCTTCAGTAGTAGCAGAACCGTTGTTTTGGATTGCATAGCCCCAAGTAGCGCCAGCATCGCCCGTTTTTGCGCGGAACTGATAGGTTGAGCCATCAGTAGACACGTTGCGAGACACGCCGCGCATAGGGTTCAACAAACGCAGTTTGTGGAACACAGGGTCATAAGCAGTACGACCACCAACGCCAGCACCAGAGCCAGTCAAGGCAGAGGCTTCGGTCAAATAGGCAGCGTGCTGGTCTTCCGACTCCCACAGTTTCAATTCAGTGTGCAATTTCATGCCACCTTGCTTAGACAAGCCAGACAACTGCTCACGAACGCGACGGTTCACGTCACCACGGACTGTTTTGGCAGGTGCGCGGATGAACTCAGGCACTTGCACGGATGCGACTTTGGCTTCCAGAGAGGCAATCTTTTCATTGATTTCGCTTTTAGCGGCTTCGATGGTAGATGCGACTTCGGTTTTCACTTCGTCGATTTTGGACAGATTAGACGCTTCGATTGCGTCAACTTTTTCAAGAACTTGTTGAATAGACATTTTCATTCCTTATTTCAGGCGTTTGGTAAGTGCTTTTGACAACTCGCGCACTTGAAAAGCGGCAAGCAACTCATCGGCTTCGGATACCACCGCATCAGGCTCACCCTGAGTTGGGGTCACTTCAACTTTTACGGGAGCATCACGCTCGGCCATTACTCGTTTGAAGATACTAGATGCGGTGGTCGCATCCCTTTTGTTAAGGCCAGCATCACGCAAAGCCTTTTCCAAAACTCGTGGATTCACATTGCCTTCAGCGTCAAACGCTTCCAGTTTTTGAATCTCTGCACTCAGATTGTTTGGGTACATTACGACAGACACTTCACGCAAACCACCTTTGGTGATCTGGAAATATGCTTCGTCATCGCCCATTGTGTTTGCATCAAATTCTGCGCCATCAGCGTTGACATACATGGCTTCTTCGGCATAAGCGCCAACAGAAACACCACCAAACATATCAGGTGACTCTTTAAGAATTTGATACAGGTCATTACCGCCAACGGTATTCAAATATAAGCGACCTTTTGCCGTCATGCCAGTGTCGTCGAACTCAAATGAGTTCCATTCTCCCATTGGCATACCCATATCGTTATGGTTCAGGAACATTGGCAAAGGTTTACCCGCGTCACCGAATTCAGTAGCCCAATCAGAAAATCCTTCTGGTTGGTAATTGAATTTGCGACCATCAGCGCCTTCTCTTGCGCCCCATGTGGTAACTCTTGCTTCAAGTTGTCCGCTTGGCTGGACGGCCTCGTTTGCGTTTTGCGATAGGCTCATTTTGGCTTCGCAAACTAGATTCAGTTGTTTCATTTATCACCCCGTTGTGAATAGATTGATTATCGTCTTGTATCTTGTGGGGTCTCGTAATGGTTGGAAGTGTAACACTGGACACTTTAATTTGTGAAGCAAAAGAAACGAGCATTTTTTTAAGCAAGTTCATTACTTTGCTCCAATATTCATTTTGCTCTTTTGATTTCCACCGCCACCACCAGTATCTTGTGCGCTTGAGCCAGTAATTTGACCGTCACCACCACCAAAGCCACCACCCGAACTTTGAACCAAATCGTTGCCGCCGTCAATATCCTCAATATTCAAATATCGACGCGCCTCGTTCGGGGTCATGATTCCAGCCTTAACACCAGCGGTCACAAAGTTCATTTGGTCAAGCGGAGCGCCTTTCAAAAAGTCTTTGGTGTCAAAACGGACGTGCAAATTAGGGTATCCGCGCAACAACTGCGACTTGAGTTTTTGCTCAATGTTGATGACCATAGGATACATGACGGTCTTGTAAAACTCGTCCAACATGGTTTGTGTGTTGTTGTATTTTTGGTCTGCAATGCCCAACATAGCAGGTGGGACACCAAAAACACCACAAATACGCTTCATTGTTTGTGTTTTGAGTGTTGCAGCATCAGCATCTTGCAAAGTAAGCATTTTGATTGGGTCATACTTCATGCCTTGGTCAAGCAACATACCTTGACCCGCTTTGCTCTGGTCGGTTGCCCGTCCACCAGTCATTGCGTTCCAAGTTTCTTTGATTCGTGATGCAAGCTCTTTGAATTTTGCGTCTGGAATCACTTGGTCGGTATAAAAGATGCCAGTTGGCTTTGCGCCGTTTTGCATGATGAAGTTGGCATAAATATCAATGTCTTGGTCAAGCGCAACCAGTTCCGTTGCCAAAATACCTTTGTTAAAACCTGACGAGCCTTGCCAAGCCGCTTCTTTAACGTGCATAACTTGGAAATATTCAAGCGGAGTATCTTTGCTAAAGCCATACGAAGGCGAACTCAGCACATACATCGGATAACGAGTCTCGGACAACTTAACCGTGATGAGAGTTGCGTCGAGGTTATACATCTCGATTGGTGTAGCAGTTGAATCCTTCTGTTTATCGCGCCAAAGCAGGGTAAATGTCTCACCAGCCAAGTCTTGCCACATACACCACTGATACCAAAACTCGTATGCGCTTTGAAAGTTGTTTGGAGTCGTTAACAGGTTCAAAACCTGCTTTGCCTTGGCTTTATCTCGGCTTCCAACGGATGCGTCCTTGATTGCGTCAACAAAGGTTCCATCGTCGTTTTTGGACATGACAGAGATGCTGCATTGGGATAATGCCCGTGCTTTTACGCCAACACATCCCATAATTGTCGAGTTGCGAGTCAATCCAGAGATGTCAACAACGCGACCAGCCGTAGTCGTGCTTGAGGTTGTTACATATAGTAATTGCTGTGATGGCTGACTTTTTTGGTCGCCAATAACCACTTGGTTACCGAGTTGCAACTGACCAAGAACGACGTTAGATTCGTTGTTAATCTTCTTTTTGCCGCTGAAAATGTCCAAAATTGCCATGTTTATCTCCTGAATTGCCTCGATATTAAATCAAAAAGCCCGAAATCCAAAACTACTGTTAACAAATGGGTTGTCCAACGAGCAGTGTGAAGCGATTATCAAAGCAATTATGCCGTCAACTTTTGCCGCCTTGTCTGCTTCGTTCTTTCGCACCTTAATGTTACCGTTCACATCGGTGTAAACCTCACAGTTACCTAATTGCCAACCAACAAACGGGTTCCCATCGTGTTTGATTTGCTTGTTCAGAATCAACTTTTCGATGTATTTGCTTGGATTATTCAAAACAGCCATACCTTGGCCTACCTTTTTAACTGGAACACCAGCATCGTGCAAGCGAGCCACGAGTGATGCCGCGTTATAAGCGTCATATCCGACTTCTTTCACATCATACTTCCGGCATTGTTGGTTAATGATGTAGTCGCTGATTTCCCTGTCGTCCATTACGTTGCCTTCTGTCAATTTCAATATGCCGCTGTCAATAGCGACTCTGAAAATGTCCAGATAGTGTTTTGGGATGAACGCGAGGCTTTGCTCTGGCAAGAAAAACTGCCATTCAGCCTCGTAGTCCAATTCGCCATATCGTTTCAAAGTGCAAACCGCGTTCAAATCTCGGGTTGCCGCCAAGTCGAATCCAATGAACACTGCTTCTGGCTCGGTTTCCCTTGGGATTGATATGCAAGCAGGGTCGTCCCAGTGTTGTCGGTCAAGCCAAGCGGCATTAGCGGAAACCCATACGTTCAGGGTCTTGCAAAGGAATTCGTTTAGCGCGGCTGGTTTGTGCTTGGCTTCTTCTGCTCGCGCGGCAATGGCATCCTCAAACACGGAAATGCCGTGCATCGGGTTGGCTTTTGCCCAAGTAGCAGGGTCGTGCCAGTCGTCACCAATGTCCAAGCCATATAGAAGGCCAAACCATCTTGGGTTGTCGTTCGCCTCGCCACGGAGCATGGACTCGTACATAGACAAGTCTTCATAAAACTTGGTGTCTTTTGTAAAGGCTGCGGTTGTGATGTAAATACGCAATGGGTTTTGCCTAGCCACCATACCAGAGTGCAACACTTCAATCGAGTTTCTGTCAACAATCTGTGCGCTCTCATCGACAATAACTGCCGAAGGGTTTTTGCCGTCACCCGTCTTTTTGGTGTCGCGGCTCAAAGCCTTGAACATCGACTGCGAATCGCCTCGTTTGCCAATGGTGTATTTGCTTGGGGTGAATAGTTCAGCCAGTTCTCTTGGCATCGCTTCGACGAATCCCTTTGCCGCATCAAACACAATGGTTGCTTGCTCTCGGTTGGTTGCCAGCGTGTAAACCTCTGGACCCGCCTCACCAAAAAGCAGTTCATACAGGGATATTGCCCCAGTCAGAGTGGATTTGCCAGCCTTGCGAGGGATGAACAAAATCACATCCGTCACCATGCGTCGGGTCAAATCTTTCTTGCCCCTGAAGCCATACACAGCGCAAATCAAAAGAATCTGGAATGGCTCTAGATTGATTGGCTCGCCAGCCAGTGGACCTTTGGTGTGTTTCAACGTCGCCGTGAAATCTAATACGTGTTGTGGGAATCGGTCGTCAAAAATCCATTCCCACTCTTTGTTCTCGTACTGGTTCAGGAATCTTTGGCAAGCCAGTTGAACACTACGGCAAACCATAATTTCGCCTTTTGCGACTGCGTGGGCATACGCTACGCCATCCTGCCAGTTCATCGTGCCATTGGACCTTTTAGGAAATTAGCCAAAGGACTCTCGCCCTCCATCTTTCCAGCAGACAAACGGCTTCTTGGAGTGAGTCCCATTTCGTTCATCAACTGGATAATGAGAGTCGTTGTCTTTTGACGGATGCCGATGTAAGGGTTCGGACCAACAGTAGCCCCGTTGTTGAAGGTGGTCACAATGCCATTCTTTGCAATTCCTCGGCTGCATTTGACGTACAAGTCGATTTGGTCAGCCAGCATCGCCAGCGTGTGTTTGTCTTGGTCGTTACCAATGCCGTAGACGGTATAAAGGAACTCAGAAGTTTCTTCGACGAACACCGCCTTGTCCCAAGACTCAGGACTGTCCATCCATTCAGCCTTGGGAATTCTTTTTCTTATCGACTCAGGCAGGGCATTGGGCATTCCTTTGCGCGGAGTAGTCCCATCGACCAAGTGGAGTTCGGGTGCTTTTTTATTGCTCATACTTCCCATAATACATGGTTCACCCCCCCTTCGTCAAACTACTTTACGCG